TTAGAGAGATAACATCACCTACGCTGATATATGGATTCCATGCTACGATCATTCTAAGAGCAACTTTATCTTTTTCTAACAGACCCATTCTAGCTTGACGCTTTAATAGGTGCTGCTCGACATTTGATGGGCAACCATTTTGTTGACCGGCTGAACCTTTATTAGTTAGTGACTGTTTAAAGTTACCATTAGGGGCGCACATTTGCATACGACCACCGCCACCACCTGTAAGAAAGCCAGCGGCCATATCCATAGCGTTCATGAACGAACCTGCGTTGATATTTTGTCCTTGTTCATCTACACCATTTAATAGGTCAGATAGTAAATCAAAGTCACATGGGAACATAAACTGAATAGCAGGACGATTAAATGCGTTGGGTGTTCTATACTTCTCGTTATTATAATCTGCACCACCAGCCAAGCCAGTTTCAGAATGAAAGAATGTATATCTTGGTGCCTGTCTGGCCAAATGTGTCAATGAACGGAAGTTATGTGTAGGCTGCCAATAAGAACCGCCCTGCATAAAGTTAGCACCTTGGGCTCTATTAGAATATGTCATATAATGCACAAAAGATGGATCGTCACCATCTAGTGCCACATTGGCTTGCTGTGCAATTACTTGAAATGGGTGAATCATTTCCGCTGCATAATCACGAGCGGGTTCAGCAGTTTGAATATATGTGTTCTGAATATTTAAACAAGTGCCAAGAACCTCCTCTACAATCTTAGAAGGTGTGGTGCATTTCCAATATTTGCTTACAAGTTTCTTAGCATCGTCTAATAGAGATTGATCACATGCATGAACAGTAAATTCTTCAACCTGTGAAATATTGACTGGATGAAACTCTCTACCATCCATTCTATAAACTGTTTGCTGCAATGACATTTGATTACCATAACCATCTTCCATAGTAATCGTCATGGGCTTATTCTTGATGGCATCCCAATTCTTGAATACATCATTCTTGTAGATTTGAGATTGAAATGTCGCTGATGTTTGCAGACCTGGTGTCAATAAACTCTCGGTACAAGATACCTCTTTACAGGTAACCTGCGTATAGCTATCAGCACCACCAAGTTGTCCGTTTAGTCGGACTAAGCCACGATCAAAATAATTATCAGACATTAAAACAACTTCCTAATATAATCAGGTTTCTGTCCTGTTAGATATCTAAACTCGTCCATAATCTGGACATAGTATTCTGCTTTGATGACTTTGATTGAACGACGATCATCGTTCTTTCTATTCTCATAATCATAGCATGAGACTTCTTCACCACGAACAGTTACCTCAATCGAGTCATCACCAATATCATATGTGTCGGAACTATAATATGCACCACCAGTAGCTAGTGACTGATAATAATCGTATGGTACAGAAAGAGGATCATCGGTTATAATATCTTCATTGATTATAAAGCGAGTTTCATTGACCACATCTGTTCTGGTATTGCGTCTTTCAATGACCTTTTCATAATGATGTGCGGTTGTCTGGGATAGTTCAACTGAACCGTATTTGTCGGTAACAAACTGTTGAAATGAAGAATAATCTAGAGGCCATTCGTGTTGTGCATCTACAATATTATTGGCTAGCAGGATCATCCATGCTGCACCAGGATCGTTATAAAATCTTTCTGCAAGAAGTTCTGGTGTGTCACCATCTTCAATATCATATACAAAGTAAGATGAAATGTTATTCAATGCGTTCTGAATAACACCTAGACGAAAGAAGATATCAGTAACCAACTCATGAGAGCCTGCCTGAAAGGTGGATGTGTTGTTGATATCGTATTTGATTTTAGGAAACGAATCAAAGAAACTGCTGACTGCCATTTGTTATCCCTTAATGACCCATTCGTCGATTTTTAGTTGAACTGCTTTATCATATTCTTCTGGTAATATTCTAATAAACTTTGATCTAGTATGATCGTTTAGGTAACGATGCACGGCTTGTGGCATAATCTTGTATATTCTTTTAGTTCGTTCAAGCATAGTGATAAACTCTGCATTGTTTTTAAACCTATCACCCTCTCTCAGTGTTTGCTTAAACTCATTAACGGTTCGAACAAACAATCGACGCTCACCTGTAGGTAAGTAATGCATATTAACACCTAAGAATCCGTCTTTATATAACTTGATCGGAAACGCCATTGGGTAACGATCATATATGTTTAGAGTATCTTTGTGCTTAGGATCATACTTAAAGAAGTATAGATTACCTACTATCGATTTACCACCTCTATCACTATTTAACAAAGTTCTATGAACCTCACCACTAGTAAGGTCCATGGCTTTATTATTAATCCAATCAGTTAGGTCTTTTTGTGAGTAGTCTACCATAACTAGTATTTATCTCACTTTTTGAATAGATCCGCTTCTGTTATTAGTTTGAAAGTCCAGCCACGGTCAGCACAAAACTCCTCGGCTGCTTTCCACTTTGCTTGATTAACACCCCATGTGACAACTTCGGTGATATATCTTTTAGTCTTTCTCTTTTGTGGTGTTGGCTCTTTAGTCTGTCCTTTAGGTTTAACCTCTAGTAGATATGTCTGCTTGTTACCTTTACCATCTACAGCCTCAACATAAAAATCTACAAAGTATCTGTGTGGTCTGTTATCTACTGGTGAGATATATGGTATGACAATCTCCTCTGATGACCATGCTACTATATTTGAATTGGTGTCACACCAGTCCATAACTCTCTTTTCCCAGCCAGATCGATATACGATATTAGAAGCATCGCCTTTATACTTCTCTGGTTTCGTGGGTTTGAATATTCCTTGTTTGTAATCGTAAGCCATAATATACCTCGCTAAATATATGTAGCGTCTTTGGAGATATAAATGCCAGCTAACTCATATAGATTTCCATCTGATTTATTGGATTCACCAGAATATGGTGCGATGGTCCAGTTTTCAGCATATACACCACAGTCGTTTGTTCAGGCGGCAGGTGCCGCTCGTGGGTTGCTCAACGGCAGACAAATGCTCGACTCATTTCAATTGTATATGCCCGGCGGCGGACAATCAAACAATCTAAGTTTTCAGCAGGGCCATGAATATGATGAAATTAAACTAGCACGACTTGGTGCAGGTGTTGCGTCTGCCGTTGTCGGTGTTGGCTCTGATCTTATATCTGGTGCTAATGCTCTTTCTGGTGGTTTGTTTAGACGACAAATCAATCCTGGTGTCGAAGTTCTCTATAGAGGAACCTCACTAAGACGTTATAACTTTTCATTTACATTTGCACCACAAAATCAAGCTGACTCTGAAATGCTATATGGCACATCAACAGGAACAGGACTACTAAATCGTTTCAGATATTATGCTGCACCAGAGATTACAGGCATCACCAGCTATGATAGCCTACAATTTAAAAGCCCATCAGAATGGGAGATTGATTTCTGGATTAAAGACGCCAGCGGTGGCTGGAGACCAAATGAAAAGATTCCGAAAGTAGCAAAAGGTGCTTTCGTCAGAGTTGATGTTGATTATAATCCAGAAACAGAGTTTAGTACCTTTGAAGATGGTAGTGCCGTCACCTCAAGACTGACAATGGAATTTGTTGAAATGCAGATCGTAGATAAAACACTTATCGAACAGGGCTACTAATGGCATATTCAGGTAATAATCCTCCCACACAAATAGCAATCAATGATATGCTATCTGCTCTCAATGGGCAGGATCAAGTCACTAAAAGTTGTCGCTTTATCGTTAGAATCAACCCACAAGGACTATTGAGCCGACTAAGCTATTTCAATGATATTAGCAAGAGTATGATCTTTGCATGTGACGCTGCCGAGTTTCCCGGCCGTGGCTTTCAGGTAGCAGAAATGCGTTACTATGGTCCTAAGCAAATGACACCAGGTAATACGACATATGGTGACGGTATTACATTATCATTTCTTGTAAGAAGCAAGACATTCGAGCGCCAGCTATTTGACGATTGGATGGATATTATCAACCCACCAACATCATTTCACTTTAAGTATCCAGAAGATTACTACTCAACTATTGAGGTGTTTCATTATGCCGAGTTTGGTAAGAAAGATTCTGGTGTATCTAGTGCAGGTGGCAGCTATTGGTCACCCGGTAATGGTATAACATCTGCATCACAACGTAACTCACAAAGCATAAGTCCTTCTGCCAACCCAACAATTAAATATGAACCAGAAGTCATTTACGGCTGGCGTTTATTAAAAGCATGGCCTATGATGGTCAATCCTCAGCAAGTAACATGGGCAGATACCGACATTCTAAGATTGCAGGTATCATTCGCCTATAAGTATTGGGATCGTCCAGGCGATTCAGAAGGTATCGCTAAAAAGATAGCACAATAATATGGAGTTTTAGATTATGGCATTGCCTAAGATTGATGTACCAACATATGAAATGAAAGTTCCTTCTAGTGATAAGATTATTACAGTAAGACCTTTCTCAGTTAAAGAAGAAAAGCTACTGCTAATAGCACTAGAGTCAAACGATCAAAACGAAGTTGTTAATACCGTTAAGCAGGTGGTCAATAACTGTGTTGTGCGTGGTGAGTTTAACGTAGATAAGGCACCATTCTTTGATGTTGATTATCTATTCATTGCACTAAGAGCCAAGAGCATTGGTGAAAAGGTTGCTGTTAAACTATCATGCAATAACGTATTAGAAGATGGTGAGACTTGCGGTGAGGTATTCAATGCAGAAATGGATATCAATAACTGTGAGATATTAGAAGAAGATGTTTCTAATGATATCAAGCTAGGTGGTGATAAGGGTGTAAGAATGAAATACCCTGGCTACGGTGCTATGAAACGCATAGATGGTGGCTTAGAGATTGATAGAAAGATTGATATGGTAATACAGTCAATCGATTTCATTTACGATAAAGATGGAACATATCCTGCTAGAGATCAGACTAAAGAAGATTTGCAGGAGTTCATCGAGGCACTGACAGAAGAAAACTTTAGAAAGCTGGAGGAGTTTGTAGATAACTTCCCAACATTCGCTGTAAGAATAGAAGCAGACTGCCCTAAATGTGGCTTTCACCATGATGTGAGGTATACAGATTTCGCTGATTTTTTTCTATAATCATGGCCTATGAAGGCTTGATGACGCATTTTAAAAACAACTTTAGTTTGATGCATCATCACAAATGGGGACTATCGGATATTGAAGGCATGATACCGTGGGAGAGACAAATATACATTGAAATGCTCACACAGTTCCTAAAAGAACAAGAGCAGAAAATGAAAGACCTAGAGAATGAGCAGAAGGCACAACTCCAATCTATGTTAAGAAAAAAGATGTAAATGGCAAACAAATCAAACTTTAACAAGCTAAGAAAAATGAGTATGGCTGATAGACGACAAGCTGTCAGTGTTAATAACTCTTTACTGTCTCAACTCACACCTACCGAGATTGCATTACTCTTCCCTGATTATTTCAAAAGAGGAACACCAGATATTGGCGGCTTTCGTGCTGCTATCTCTAAACAGACTGCCGAGAGACAGGCAGCAGCCACAAATGAACAGAATAAGAAGATTGGCTGGCTTGAGAATATGCGCCAGCAGTATAGTTCAACAACTGCCACTGGCAATCTAAAAGCAAATCAGCAAGAGGCGTATAAGGCAGCAAGAGCAGAAGGACTATCAGACTCCGCTGCTAGAATCCTTGTTGCTAATATGTCAGGTGAGTCTCTAAAGAATCCTGGTGATCATCACTGGGATCGTTTGCATATGTCACAAGGTATTGTGCAATGGGATCCATCAAGAGCAGAGAGAATTAAAAACCAGTTTGGTGCTTATCCTAAGGACATGTCTGTAGCACAACAGACTAAAGCAGCCATCTGGGAAATGAAAAATTATTATGGTAAATCATACAGTGCATTGACGGACGATAATGCACCTACCTCTGTGCGTATGAATACACTCGTATCTGATTATGAAAGACCACAAGACGTTGGTGGTGCAGTAACCGCCCGTATGCAATACTATAATGGTCTAAACATTACCGATGATTCAACTGCTACAGCAACCGATAAAGAAAGAGCAAAGCAAGGCGCTACACCTCTAGCAGGCAGTGGTGGGCAATCTGGCGGTGGCATGTCGTTTGATGTTAAGAGTGGATATGTCGTACCTAAAGATAATAATCTATATGATACAAGAAACGCCCAGCAATGTGCTACACTAGGTAAAGCATTTAATCCTAGTATCGGTAGATCATCAGGATGGACTATCGTTGATGGTGATATCAAAGCGGGTCAGGTTGTAGCAACTAAACAGTATAACAATGGTGGTGCAGATAGAACGGGTGCTGGATATCACACAGGCGTAGCACTAACAGCACCTAATGAAAAGGGTGACTTCCTATTGATGGAGCAGTATAATAACTCCGGTGGTGCTAAGACAAGATGGGTTAATAAGAATAGCTATCCGATCGGCAACACAGGACAAGCAACATCATGGGGACTCATTTCATCTAATGGTAAAGTTCATGACGAAGTATCTCAAGAGGCTCTACAGTATGGACATGGGCTAGCAACACCCGAACAAAAGAAGTCAATTGGCTCTAACTCTGGCGCTCCTGGTGCAGGTGGTGAAGCAGCGCCTGGTGTATCAGGCGAAGTCTATCAGGGTGGTGATTATGGTGGTGGTCCTGTCGATGGTCAGACTGCCTCTCTAATGCAGCCTAATGGTATGATGCCTAATCTAATGGGCAGCCCAATGAACATGATGATGGGAATGATGGGTGGTATCGGCGGTATGCAGTCAGCAACACCTCTCGGTCTTGTCACAACTGCTATGGGCTTTATTATGCCACTTATTGGTTCTTTCATGGGCGAGAGAATATCTGGTGAAGGTATGGGTGATGGACCCAGAAGAACACATAGATCACATGGCAGACATACAAGACGCCATCTAGGTGTAACACCAAGACAGACAGCATCTAGCAGTAAGCCAGCCGAACCAGTTGATACAACACCTATCGTGCATCGTAGCAGTTTAGGTGAGTTATCACGCCAATATGAATCCGGTAAGCGAGGTGTTCATACAGTTTCAACTGGTAGAAAAGATCCTGGCGGCATATCATATGGCGAACATCAGTTGGCTACTAAGACTGGAACAATGGCTAAGTATGTCAGTTCTAAAGAGGCTCAACCATATGCTCATAACTTTGCAGGTTTGACACCAGGCACACCACAGTTCAATAAGGTGTATAAGCAGATAGCACAGAATGATCCTACAGGCTTTGCAAAGTCACAGCACTCATTCATTACTAGAACACACTATGAGCCAGTCTATAGACACGCAAAGAAGCTAGGATACAATGTAGACGATCCTCGTGTGCAAGAGGCTCTATTCAGTATGTCAGTGCAGCATGGTAAAGCAAATAGAATTGTTACCATGGCTAAAGGTGCTGCCGGCGGAACACCAGAGCAACAAATCGCCGCTCTATATGATGCAAGACATCAATACACAATGAAGAATAGACAAAACTTCTCTAAGAGATATGGTGCAGAGAAGCAAGACATTCTAGCTATGGATGTTGGTAGATATAATAGAGATTACCCAACAACACAAGTAGCATCTGCACAAGCAACTACACCTACAGTCGGTCCTGGTGTTCCTACACCTCCAACTGGCCCAGCAGCCACTACAGCACAGGCAGCTAGAGAGGTTACGCTCGGTGAAAGGCTTGCTAAGTTAGCACCTATTGGTTCGCAAGGAGCAGCGGCAGCATCACCTCTAGCAACCACACCTGGAGTAAGAGCAACTCCAGCAACAGCATCAACAACTGCACCTATGCCTTCGCTCAATGCTTTTGGTGAAGGTAAGAATATGTCTGCTACTGTTATGCCAGGCTCTAGTGTTCAAGCGGCCACATTACCACCTATTAAAGGAACAGCAGGAGCAATGCCAGCACCTGGACCTGCACCTGATATGTCAGCAGCACAAATGGGCGCTATGAGAAATGAAATGGCTGCTATTGCTCAACAACAAAGCACTCCGGTAATGGCACGCCAGGCATCAATGCAGGCACCACCTACACAGGGCTTCAATCCTGATCATGCAATGAAGCAGATAGCCCAGCCAATGAATACACCATCGTTTCAACGTGCAATGTTCAATGTGAATGGTGAATCAACACCAGGTGAGGTAGGACAAAATCACTTTAGTTACGGTAACGCAAGATAAAAGAAAGGGGAGCATTTCTGCTCCCCGATCATATTAGTCAGCAATCAGACGGCGAAACTCCGCCAAATCTTCATCTTCATCATCCTCTACTACAGGCGCAGCAGCCTTCTTAGCAACTGGCTTGGAGTCAGTGAATGGTGTTTCATCAGCACGAGCCTTAGCAAGATTGCGTTCTAGCATTTCCTCAGTATGTGAGGTTCTGCTAGAGGTGGCGCCGGCAGATAGACCGAGAACATCCTCAAGACGAGCCTTCAACTGGTCATATGTCTTAAAGTTCTTTGGATCGGTAATCTCAGCAAGAGAAAACTCACTCTTCCAAATCTGTTCTAGTTCGCTGTCATCCTCTGACAATGGACCTGGTGTCAAGAATGTTGATTCATCGTAGTTTGGAAAACCAGACTGACGGGTCATCTTTAACTTGAAGTTAGCACCTTCCCATAGATCAAATGGATTGACTTTCTTTTCCGAGTCAAGGTCTGGGTTCATCATCTTTGTAATCTTATCAAAGATTTTCTTACCATACTTGAATAGGAAGACCTTGCCTTCATTCTCAGGATTCTTAGGATCATTCACAACATAGATATTAGAAACATAATGCAGACGGCGCTTCTGATCACGAGCCTGCTTGCGTTCTGGTGAGTTGTCATCACCCGAAGTATTCCACAAGGTGGAGTTATATTCAGAAACAGGATCCTTCTGACCGATTGTAGTCAGAGAGTTCTCAATATACCACTTACCGGTGATCTTGTTCTGAAAGCCATGATCCCAATACTGGGCCCATGGTAGAGCATCGTCACCATCAACGGCAGGACCAGGTAGAAAGCGAATAACAGCAAGAGCATTACCTGCCTTGTCCTGTGTTGGCTTCCAGTAGTTATTGGTAGTGTCGTCTTTATCGTAGGTGGGTTTGTTGAGGTCATCTACCTTCTTGAGTAGGGTAGAAAAGTCCTTGGATTGTTTCTTGAGGTTTGAAAAGTTCATTGTATTTTCTCCGTATAACGTTGTATAGTCGTATTATCCACATCATCATAACAATAGTAGTATTATAACAGGGGCCGAAGCCCCTGTCAAGTATATAGTTAGGTATCTTTAGGTACTTTTTTAGAGATATCAAGACCCTTAGTAATATGACGGACAGTACCCTTGTGAATTTCATAGTCGTTATGGTTCATCCACAGACGATGAATATACTCGGCAGCGTCCTCAGGAGTATGTTTCTTGATTATGATTTCCATTGATTCAATAAGTTCTTCTCTCGTCATATACCTTTCTCCTTAACTGTTTTTATTATTTAGTTACCATTCCAATCAATGTCAGGATCATTCAAGTCTTCCCATTCTTGTCTAGAGATAGGATCCTTTCTCACATCTTCAATAGCCTGACACTCAAACTTTACTTCTTGTAGTGTTCTCTCACCCCATGTGCGGCGAGGATTAGCACACATAAGACAACCAGGAACACCACAGTTCATGGCATGTTTCTTGTGCAACTTGTGTTTGTTGTTGTCGTTATAGTAACCGTGATGGTTAGATTTAGCAATATCAAACTGGCGTTCGATATGGCGTTCTTTTTGTTGAAATCTCTTTTGTCGTTTAGTCTTGTCCGAGTAGTTCATATGCCCATAATACCTCCAGGAAGTATTCTACCTCTTGTGTGGGTAGATATAGTGATTGTGAGTCCTGATTCAATAGGACTATTCTTCCTTCTTCATTAAACATCTGACTGTAATAGCCGTCTGCAATCAGGAGCATAATATCAGAAGTGTTACCCTGTATTACCGGTACCATCGATCTTCTCCTTCAATATGGCTTTGAATTTGTCGGAGTCATACTTAACGAATGGTTTATACTTCCGCAGCTTCAAAGCAATTCTGGACCAAATGATATCATCGTCTCCTAAGTATTTATCAAACTTATCAGCATATGGAACAAAGTCATTCAAAATAATCGCAGACTCAATAGTAATATCTCTACGCATAACCATACTGACAACAGCAGGGTAGTCACCATCGTTAACAGCGAAAGCAGATTTACAGCCATGCTCAAAGACTTTCTCCATGTCATTTCTGAATATGTAGGAGAGAGATTGTTGTCGCTTCTGTAGTTCATAGAATGAGCCATGAGCATCCTCCTCTAACATATCGGTTATATAATGCCGATCATCTAAAAGATTTGCAACGTAGAAGTTTTTTAGTTCTTCGGCATTATATAGTTTCGCCAACTTTTCAAAGAACGCCTTATCGTTACGCTTTAGATACGACTCCTTGTTTGCACGGAGTTTGCCGTTCATCTGAAAGAAGTCATACTTAGCCTTAGTGAAATGAGTTCGCAAGGCTAAGAATAACAGATATGCTCCATAGCCAGAAAAGTGTTTCATTTTATCTGTAGGATATTATCAACTGTTTGTGCTATGAAGCCTTGATTGTCATATGGCACTGGTGCCGCCATAGAATATGCATCAACATATTCTTTTTGTTGCTGCATCGGGGGGAGTCCGTATGCATCCAACATCTTGGCCGCAGCTTCTTCTTTCAATTCTTTCAACTTCTCATAATTCAACTTCTCATAAGACTGCATCAAAATATTACCATATGATTGTTCTTCTTTTTTATCTGTTTCAAGCACCCAACCTTGATTGAGAAACCTGTTCTTACGATATATCTGATTTGGGTGTTCAAGTTGTTTATTGTTGTTCCACTTGAGGATCTTATTCTTGATGCAGTCGAAGGTCTCACGGTTGATATAGAGTTTATCTTCCGCAGGAACAAATGAAACCTTGCAATGCTTATAATCAAAGTGACTCAGTAGTTCCTCACGGGTCTTATACTTGGTGAGAATATACTGTGCATCTGTTTTAGTATTATTGATAACATCAACAATGTTTTTATTGTGCATGTATGACATCATTTCAGATCGGCGCCATAGCGGCCGCTGCTGGCGCTCGGTCAAGTTGTTATAAACATCAACATCATTGTTCAGAATAAAGATATCAACGTCCTTGAAAGGTGTGTTTTGTAAAACGCTTGTAAAGAAACCACCAGCAATCACGACATTGCGAGTGATACCATTCCACAAAAGGCTACGGGTTCCGATTAGAGTTTTGATATGGTTCTTTGCTTTTTCAATATCATATACTTCATATTCACTAAACATCATATCACCATATTAGAGAGGGAGTTGGGAGGTGTTTGATTTCTTAAGGTAGTGGAGGTCTTCGGCTTCTAATTTTATCTTAGATTTGAGAACGCCAGAGATAAGTTTGGCGGCTGTCTCTAGTTCAAATCCTGTTTCTTCACAATACATGATAACAGCATCGATATAAGGAATGTCTTTCATATAGACCATTTCCTCAATCTGCAAACTGAATTTCTGAATGTCGTCGGGCGTCA